TTTGGTTACGAACAAAGTAGTCCTTTACAAGTTCTTCTTGGAACGCTTTGTCATATCCAAGCCAACGAGAAACTGTCTTGTCATCCCCCATCAACCTGTCTTTTTCATCTTCATCGGTAATCTGCGAGAAGTCTTCTTTGGCTTGTGCTTGTCCTATATTCTTCACCTGACCAAGCACTTGAGGTACTTGATTCAAAGCCTTTGCAAAGTTCAGCAGTTGATTTGTTTGGGGCATCCCTTGAACAACTGTACCGCTACCTCTAGTTTGTTGCACAGTCGGAGATAAGGTAATCTCTGAGGGGTCGTAATTGACTTGTACTCGTTTATCGGTGTTACCTATTAAATCTGCAATCGTTTGTTTAGTAGCCATTATTTAAGTGCTTGATAAGTTGATAGTCCTGTCTTAGCTCCACTTACTAACGCACCTGCGTAGTCTACCTCTTGGATAGGACGATTGATGCGAAGCATATTATTAGTAAAGCCTAGCCCTGCATCTCTTAGTGCAAGGTTACGTCTTACATCAAGCATCTGAGCTTGTGTATTTAAAGAGTTATTATAGCGAGCTTCTCGTGCTGCTAGGTCGTTCTTTAGAGCGTCCACGCTAAGACCTGCAACTCCTGCTTCACCTGCGGATACCCTAGCGGTTGCTTGTGCTTCCATAGCCCTACGCTTATTAGCTTGTAACTTCTGAGCTAGTGCTACTTGCTCTTGAGCTTGCTGTGTACGCAGAGAAGATACTTCATTAAGGTAACGCTGACGCTCAACCTTAGAGGCATTTTCTTGGACTCTACGTTGGGTCTTTGCTTGTATCTGCTGACCTCTTATTTGAAGACCGGCAGAGGCTATTCCAAGTGATGTTGATGCACCAATTGCTACGGCTGCACCATTGACTGCACCGGCTGCTGTAGTTGCTGCTACAGAACCACCAGTTACGGCACTACCTAAGGCTGCTAGAAGGGGAGGACACATATTTATTTATCTCTGTAAGTTATTGTAAATTCGTAAAAGGGTTCGTTACTAAAGAAGAGCTTGCGTGTAAACGTAGCTCCACAGAATTTTAGCCATTTGATGGCTGTGGTATTGTCTTTGTGAACAAAGTTAAAGGTTGCACCATAAGGCTTTGTAAGTGATTGAGTTATCAACCTTGAGGCTTTTAAGAAGTCATAGGAGGCATCCCTGACTGCATCAGTACCTAGCATCCATATATAAGCCATATTCATGACCTTACCAACACCAAGCATAGCGATGGGAACATCACCTTGGTCAACAATAGTAAGAGTTATATCGTCTGTCTGGAAGGCTTGCTTCAGTGCTTGCTCTGGGGTCTTACCCATACAAGCAACCTCTAGCTTGTCCTCTTTGCGTATAAAGGGAACTATGTCACCAATGTGACTTTTCTTAGCTTTTATTAGCTTGTGCTTACCTTGTTGAAAAACAAAGTTAGAATCTTCTTGAGCGTTGGTGGGCATTTACTTCAAATTCTGCACTCTGGAAGTGACTTGGCAATGCTGAACTATTCTCAATCGTGATTTTAGTATCTTCAGCATTAGAGAACACTGGTACTCTAAAGAAGCCATCATCAAGGTTTAGCCCAATGTTTGTAACGTCTATGACATCAGTGCTAAAGTTATTAACGTATGTATCCCTTGATATTGGAGTAACCTTAACTTGGAAGTGTGCAGTATTATTATAGAAGATAGAACAACTCTTGAGCTTCATTGTACCACCTGCTGATGGACTCTTAGATTGCCCAGAGGCTTGTTTGAACATCTGCTTTGAGAACGTATAGGTCATTGTGTAAGGTATTCCTACAAAGACACTTGTAGCATCTGAAGAACTCAAAGCTCCCTTTGTAAGTGTAACTGTAGCTCCACTGTTTGTGGATGCTATCAACGCACCATCAGTAGTATATACATTTACTGTGTTGTCAGCAGGTGTATAGAAACTAGATAAATCAATCGTACTTGCACCGGCAGCAACAGTTACTTGCCTACGCATATCTAGGTAAGTGTTATGGTTTACGCCTGCGTCTACAAGTCCTGCGTCAAAGGACATACTTGTTATGTGTGTCTCATTATTCTTATCTAGGATAATATACAACTCTGACTCTATGAAAGATAGACCTCGTATCTCACCATCAAAGGTAAACTTAAACCATGAGCTAAGTAGTTTCTTTTGTCCATTGAAAAAGAACCTGTATATGTAAGCAGTGCTTTTATCATTACTACTTACAATAGCTAGTGCATCATCGCTTGATGTGCCGGCAAACGCAAAAATATCACTAGGAATATAACGAGGTATATGCTCAGTGATTTCTGTAGAGTCATATACATCAGTAGATGCGTTGACTGTGTATTCACGCACACCAGTAAATCCTGAACGAGCAAAAGGAAAGTAAACGTATGCCCCAAGAGTTATAGGGTCTACTGCTGAGTCAGAGTCAAAGTTAGTTACAGGTGTAACAGACACAGTTCTTGGTGAAAGAATATCTCCACCCTTGAGAACAAACTGTCCATTCTCTGCAAATATAATTAAGTTTTCTTGGAAGCCTTGAGCAGACTTTAAGTTAGTAACACGAGTGCTTGCAATGGATATATCAATAGGTGCTGTGTCTAATAAAGAAAGTGTAGTAGTTCTAAAGAAATTAAAAGGTTCTCCAGATTCCGACATAATTACATTTTCGTTGCTTAACAATCCAAGTCTATTCTTGAAGAAGAAAAGGTTTTGTATTCTAAAATCGGTTGCATTTCCATTAACTCCATCATAAACAAAACTTGGAAATGGATTGCTAATGTCATCTCCTGCGGTTCTTGCCGTAGGGTCTACGCTTTTTAGAGAAAACTCGTTTGGGGCTGTGTTAATAAGACGATGCAAGAAAGTTGTTGATTCAATCTGTTGGTTTATATTTGAACCACTTGTCTCAACAAATGCTCCATCTCCAAAAGTGCTTCCACTATTTGTTATAAATTTAACGTAGTAATCGTCTTCATTTGCCGTTGTGTCGCCAACTATTTTAATCTTAAAGTTGTTAAGGCACTTTGCAGGTAGTGAAGTAATTGCATCGGTTTGTTTGTGAGCAACTGATATTCCTGTTCCGGCTAAACCATCTGAAACATTAAACTCTACTGTATCTCCATCTCCCATTGTTGGAGTATATGTCGTAATGCTACCGGCAGTGCCAAAATAACTGTTAAATGTTTCGCCTTGCTTGGGAAAGTCTGAAACTACAATACTAGACCCATGCTGTTTTAAAGTAAAATTAGCATTAAATGCTGCTCTTGCTTCAACTACTGAGAAATCGACATACTCTTTATTAGGGTTATTAACAGCGTCTCGGTTGTAAAGACTGTCGCTGGCAGGTCTAATTAAATGCCCTGCAATGGTTTCCGTGCTTGCCTTGTCGGATGCGTTATCTCCACCACTTGTAATGTTAAAAGTACCCATTGGGGTTGTATCTCTGGGTGCTTCTACAACCCACTCAGGAAACTCTTCGTCAAGAAGAACGAAACCCTCAGTGTTAGGTTGTGACGCTCCATCTAAAAGGTCGTAAACTCCCCCTGTTTTGGTTAGCTTTGTAATGTTAATAACATGACCTGTAAACGAACCTATTTGTCTGCTATTTATAAATTGTTGTTGAGAAGTGTTAGCATTATAATCTGCTTGCGTTATACCTATTTCTGCTCTTAAAGCCGCAGGATGATTAGGACTAAATCCTTTTGGGTAAATTCTAAAGACCTGTTCATAGTCAAAAGTACCAGTATTAGTTCCGTCAACATGGTAAGCATAGCGAGAATTAGTTATTGAAAAAGTGTGTTTATATTGAATACCGGATGGCTCAACAGTCACCCCTACAGTCGCAGGAGATATTTTTCTTACTGCATCTAATCTGTACTGTTTCCCATAGTCTCCTTGAGTAATAGTGACAACAGCTTCGTCTGTTACAGGGTCAGTTTTGTTAGTAGTATTCTGAAGAACTGTCTTCTTTGTATTTAGAAGAAAAGTATTATCTGCAACTGTAAGTGCCTTTATGTGCTTACGAGGATTAAATGTAAAGGTAGAAGAGTTAGGCTCGTTTAGGTAACTCCCAGATGTACTATATGAGTCTTCGTTATTAATATTACACTGTGCGCCTGTTTGTAAATTATAGGCTCGCAGAGAAATACCGTCTATTATTATAACATATCTTTCGATTGCACTTCTATCTATAAAGTGAACAAAGCTATCATCAGATACAGAAGCTACTAGCTTTGCTATGTGCTTAGTATTGGGTCTTTTACTTAATCCATCTACAACAGAACTGATAGCGTTAGTTTGCTCTTCACACTGACCTTCAAAACGAACTGAGTCAGGTTGTTGAGATACACCACCAATTAGGTTGGGGAGAGAAGTATTAAGTAATGCCATTAAGATAAATCGTAGTTACGATTGATACCAACTCTAACTGCTGCGTCATAGTTGTCAAAGATAGTCCTATCAGAAGTACGTCCATCGGCTTCTTGTAGGTTAGAACGAGCAACGTATTCATCACGAGCAATCAACGCTTCTAGTTCCTTAGAGCCAACTAAACGCCCTTGGAATATCCTAGATGCTTTGAGTGTGATGTATCTACGAGCTACTTCTGGTAAGCTGTCCCAAGCAAGTAAACGAGTTTGGTTTACTGTCAGGTCGCTTGTGAAAGTCGTTGTATTATTCTTGCGGTCAAACAGAGTTGCTCCACGCTGAACAATATCTAAAGTTGTATCTACTGGGTCAAACTGAATGATGTCATCAGTCAAAGTTATAGAACCACCTACTGGAGAATACTTTACATTCTCTTCAGTATTAAAGTGCCACCCTTCGGTCTGTACTTCTTTGCTTATTTCATTGAGAACAGACTTAGCGGTAGAAGCCGAAACAGGTAAGTTAGTGGTGCTTATGCTGTTCACTGGGGCTTCCCCAATATGACCTAGCATAGAGTTTACTGCTTCAAGTTCGGTTGTTAATGTTGCCATGTTTTTAAGATTTAGTTTTTACTTTCGCTTTGGGAGTGTTACTTACAAATTGTTTACCCTTTGAGCCGGCTCTCTTTTTCTTTCGTGCCGTTGATGCTCTTTCAGACTTACTTAGGCTTAGAGCCTTGCGTCTTGGTAAACATCTATCAGGGTTCTTTTTATTTTTAGATGTACCACAAGCACCTTTTATGTTTCCGTCTGTACCAATGCGTACCCATTGTTGTCTTCTCCATTTCGCTAACTCGCCCATTACTTTTTCTTTTTAACTTTGAGCTTCTTACGCTTTCCATAGTTGGGGTCTTTGCAGTATTTTGATGCTGCCATATTAGCATAAGCTGATGGATATTTATCGAAGGTACGCTTTGCCCAAGCTATACCTTTAGGACATATTTTTCCCATTCTTTTTCTTTTTCTTTTTGAGGGCTATAAAGTCAGCTTTAGTAATCTTATTCTTTGGATTAGCTGCTGATGCGATTTTTAATTGACTGCGTGTAAGGTTCATTTGCCTACTTTCTTTATTGCGAGGTTATGTGCTTGTGTGAAGGATTTGCCTTTAAGCATCTGCTCCTTCATAAAATCCATGTGCTTTTTAGAATGGTGCTTCTTATGCTTACCAAGCGTAAGTTTTTGTCGTTTAGTTAGAGTAGCCATTAGTAGCCGTAAGTAGACTTTTTCTTAGTCTTCTTTTTCTTTTTGATTTTTAATTTAGGTCTGTACATAATTAACATTTCCATCTTCTAAGTGCTAATGCTTTACGAGTAGGTCTACCTTTAGAGTCTTTCATAGCTCCTTTGACACCCTTCATCCTCGCACAGAAGCTACGCTTTCTAGCTCCTCCTTGTGGTTGTGGTGCTTTTAGATTAGAACCTGTCTTTCGATTGTAGTAGTCTCGCCCTTTCTTGGTGAGTCCACCTTTCTTGGATTTATGCTCTTTTCGTAAAGATACGCCTTTTCTTTTCATAAATAAAAAGCCCTCCAAGGAATAAACCAAGGAGGGCTAGATTATAGGAGTTTATGCAGGAAGAATCTTCACTGAACACTCAGGGCGAAGGACACCATGTCCCATTGCATACTTAGCAACGAACAGTGTACCTTGACGCTCTATTTGGTACTCGGACTCTGTAGCGAGGTCGAGGAGCTTAACAGTTCCAATAGCTTCTTTAGTACCAACAAGGATACCATGCTCACCACTGTTGTTGAGAGCAGAGAAGTCACCATTGTAACCTACGCCACTTCCACCGAATACATCATTGTTTGAAGAACCATCATCATTGTCAGCATTGGTTTGGTCGTTAGAACCACCAGTGCCTGCACCAGAGATGTTTCCTTCAGCAATGATTTCAAGGAAGTTGTTGCTCTTAACAAGCTGTATACCTGCAACCTCAGCAACAACACCACGAGCAGCATCAGCACCGCCACCAGAGGTGTCTTTGTTGATAGCTACGTTGTCGGATGTCAATAGCTTGTAGTATTGAGCAGGAGTAAGGATAGCGTAACGTCCTTCGCTTGGAGCGTCTACTTCATCTAGCTTAGTTGCAGCAGCATAGAGTGCATCTATGATACCGGCAGCAGTGTTAGTAGTTGCACCAGAGATGGAGTTGCCACCTGCTTGTGGAGCAGCAGCACTTGCACCGGCAGCAGCGAAGAGAGTCTTCATTGTTGCGATGTCGAAGCGTTTTGCTAGAGCTTTTCCAAGCTCGCTTGCGTAGATAGAACGCACGTCATAGTGGCTCTTTAATTCATCAATGTTAGCAATGAATGTGGATGATACAAGAACATCATCGATAGTGATGACACGCTCGTTCATTCCAATGCTGCTTAACATTGAGTTACCTGAGTCAGCAATGTTGACTCCGGGGGTGTGATACTTTGCAGTTGCTATGCCACTGACTGGGAACTGAGCAGACTTACCAGATGAGATTGTCCTCATCATGTGTAGGTCTTTCATGACATTGTTTGCTTCAAAAGCAGTCAAGATTTCTCCTGAGAAGACTTTGAGAAACAACGCATCATTATCAGAACCGCCAGAGATAAGACCACTGCGACTTGGGGATGTATTACCATTTGCCATAGTTTTTGTCTTTCTGTTTTAGGGTTTGATTTTAGTTTATTGTTTTGTCTTCGATTATCTGCTTACCAAATGTTATCCTCCTCAGAGGGCATTGTGCTTATTAATCTTCAACGAAAGTTATAGGAAGGTCATAGCTCTTTTAGCGTATGCTTCCAGACGTTGTTGCTTATAATCATTGCGTGGGGTTTCTACTCGTTTCCAAGCACCACCACCACCATTCCATATAAACAACCAATGCTTAACAGTAACTTCTATTCCTTGCCTTTGAATGTGCTTAGAATAGTGTTGTAATACTGCGTAAGCAATCTCTTTAGAAATTGTAGGGTCGAAACAATCTTCGTGCGTAAGACTTTCACCTGTGATGCGGTTGTAGTCTTTAACCATGATAGAAGTGATTTGATAGTAGCCAAAGGCTTTACCATTATCGCCAACAACTTCTGGGATGCTATTCGGATACACTTCCCACAAAGGGATTTTTGACACAAAGTCGGAGAGATGCAGAGTTTCATTTGCTTTTAATGGGTGGACTAGGAACACAGCTAACGCTAGTATTAGTATAGATTTCATTCATATTATTTGATTGTCGATGAACCGAAGTAGAAGCCAACAATAGCTAACACTGTTTGTCTTATCTCCGGAAGGATGACGTATCCTGATAGGGTTTCATAGGATGTACTACTAAATAGTCCGAAGAGATACTTGCTGTCTTTACCAACAGTAATCCCTTCTGGACTGTGAGCTAATATAAATGGAGCTACGACAACTCCAAACAGAACTGTAACTACGATAATGCGTCTTACCCACTCACCGCCACGCTTTGCTGCTTGGTTGTGACTTTCATCAGAAGCCTTCTGCTTTTGTAGAACGGCTTGCAAGTTTGCTTGTTGGTT